GAAATTATTTACAAAAAAATAGATAATATATCAATTAAATTAATAGATGATATATGGAGTAAAGATTTTAAAAATAGATTTATTACTCATGAACCATATACTAATATTAAATTAAAAGAATTATTAGAAGATTTACCAAATAATTCTTATATAATTGATGCTGGTGCACATGTAGGTGATACAGGTCTATATTTAGCAAAAATATTAGATGATAAATATAAAAAAAAAAATATAAAAGTAATTATGATAGAACCAGATAAAACAAAAATTAATTTTATTAATAATATGGCAAAATTAAATAATTTAAATAATATAGCTACTAAAAATATTGGTATTAGTGATAAAAAAGGTAAAGCTAAAATAGATAAAACAACACATCCAGGTGGTTGGAAAATTATTGAAAATAATAGTAAAGGAAATATTATAATAGATACTTTAGATAATATTTGTAACAATTTAAATATTTCATTAATACATTTAGATGTAGAAGGTATGGAATATAAATGTTTATTAGGAAGTCAAAATATTTTAAAAAATACAAAATATGTAATGATAGAATTAAATGGCAAAAGTAATAATAGAAATAATGAAATAAATATTTTAAAAAAGAATAGTTTTATTGAATTTAAAGATAATAAAATTAAAAAAGAAAATGGAAATGTATTATTTATTAAAAATTTATTATAAAAAATATTTAATAAAAAATTTTTATTTATATTTTTTTGTATTTTTTATTTTTTTTAGTTTTTTATTTTTGGATTTCTGGAACCCAGTATGTTTTTTTTCCATCTTGAGTTTCTTCATATTTAATTTCATTTCCATCGACATCCACTTTCTTTCCATAAACTTTCAAATGTTCTTGACTTTTTCCATCATTTGCCAAATGAACTTTACTAACATCTATAATTGCTTTGTAAAGTACTTCAAGTTCTTCATCTGTTATATCATTAATACTCCTATTAGGACTGATTTTTGCCTCATAAAGTATCTCACATTTCAAGTAGTTTCCAATACCAGAGCAAAGATATCCCTTGTTTGTTAAAATAGAGGCAATATTATATTTAGATAATGCTTTTAGTTTGACAATTTCTAAGTTCTTCTTGAAGGTTTTAACATCAAATTCATCATCAAAAATATCAATGGCATTATTATAAACATATTTGACATATTCATTTGAGTCATTATAAAATGTTAAAGAACTTCCAAACCCACTTGTATCATAATAGTATAAATAACTGGTTATATCATCATCAATTTTAAACTCTAATGATAGATGTGGATACTTATTACCTTTATCATAATTAGGAACTAATTTGTCTTTATTGATACGATAGCATCCATGAAGACCGAAATAATTACAAATCCACCATGTCTTCTTCATTCCATTAACATCAATTTCAAACTCAAGACTTAATAACTTCCCCCTTCTAGCAACATCTTTTAAGATAGCAATACCATTATTCAAGTCTTTTTCAAAACTTGTAAAAAGTTTTGGTGTCTTCTTCTTTGCTCTTCCTTTAAGTATACTGTAGTTCAAAAGTTGCTTACCTTTGAAATCTTTGGCGATTTCTTGGTTCATCACTTCCACTTCTGGAGCTTCTGGCATCTTTGAAATTAATAGATTAGTATGTTTATAAGTAGATTACTGCGTCATGGATGGTTTCACATTTTAGGGTTGATTACAATCTATATGATTACAATCTATATGATTACAATCTATAGGATTACAATCTATTAAGATTACAATCTATATGATTAGCTGTCTGATATTGGTTCATATTAATTGATAATGATTGATAATTGTTATAATCTATTTAAAATAATCTATAATTATAATTATAAATAATGACATCATTTATTGATATAGATGTAAGTAATATTATGATTAATTTATTATATATAGTTTCTTATATACAAAATTTATTAACTAATATATATGAATGTATAATAAATTGTTCTAATAAATTTTATGAAAAATATTTTGATAAACAAATAATCTCAATTTACTATCTTGATAATTATAGAAATTATTATAATATTTATTCAATCTATTTCAACTTTTTATTTTTAATTAAATGTTTTTGTGGAATTAGAATAGATATTTGTAAAAGAAAGGAATTAATTAAAATTTTTAATATTGTTCAAATTGGTAGTGAAGGATTAATTATTATTAATTATTTCAATAATCAACATAAAAAAATAATTATTAATTTACAACTATTCAAAAGTGATGGTTGTGTAACTATTTATGATGTTAATAGTTTAATAGAGAACTTTATAATTTATGATGTTAAAAACGATATAGTATGTGTTGAATTAGATAATACTGATATTACTGAACAATTTTTAAAATATAAAAATTCATATAAATTAGATAATTTAAAATATGAAGATATTATCTATTGTATAAATGTAATTTATAATAAAAATTATAATGAACATAGTAATATTAAGATAACTGATGATGATTTAAATGAAAATGTTTATAGATTTGATAAATATATTAATTTATAAATATTAGAGAGGAAACGAATTTAATATAAAAAATTTAATCTAGTTTATATAAAGATAATTTAATCTAAAATAATATGTCGGTCAATATATTAGATAATCAATTTGATTTATATTTTCATGATCCATTATCTTATGATTGGACATTAGAAGCTTACAAATATATACATAATATTAAAACTATAGAAGATTATTGGAAATTAAATATTTTATTAAGAGAATATTTACATTTAGGAATGTTCTTTTTGATGAAAAAAGATATAAAACCTTTATGGAATGAAAGTAATAATAATTATTCTTTTTCTATTAAAATACTTAAAAATGAGGCATTATCATATTGGAATTATTTTAACTCTCATTTTTTATCAAAACAAATATTAACAGATAAATATAAAAATCATTATGATACTGTTAATGGAATTTCAATAAGTCCAAAGAAAAATTTCTGTATTATTAAAATATGGACAACTGAATTATTAGATGATAATATTAGAAAAGTTATTAAAATCCCAGAAAAATATAAAGGGGATATTATTATTAAAAAATATAATGACCCAGTTAGTATATAATGGTTTTAATTGTTTTAATCAATTTAATCAATTTAATCAATTTAATCAATTTAATCAATTTAATCAATATTATCATCTGTTTGTGGTGATAAACAAAGTTTTAAACTACCTAAACTAGCAACATTATATCTAATAATTAGAGGATAATTATTTTTAAGATATAGCTCAACATTATTTGACAAATTAGTACATTTAGTAAATAATACTAAATATTTTAAGTTAAATATACCTTGAATAATATCACTATGATTTTTATTTTCAATATTAACTAAATCATTATCACTTAAAACGGTTTCTTGTGAGCAAAAATCACCAGAACATGTTAATATAAATTTATTATCAACATTTTTAATTTCTACAAAATCAGCTAAATTATTCATATCTCTCATTAATTTCTGGAAATCATTAGAAGGTAATGTAATTACTGAATTAAATTGAACTTCTGGAATATCAAATTGTTCATTATTTAAATCTAATAAATTTAGAAAATATGTAGTTTTAGTATTTTTTTCCATATTCTCTATCTTTATTCCTAAATGATTGAGATTATCATTATATACAAAAAATGTAATAATATCATTATTATTTACTGTTTTTATAATTTTATAAAGGTTTAACATATTAATACCGATTGATATAGGTCTATTACATTTATAAAACTCAAATTTATCAGCAAATAACTTTAGATGAACTAGAATAATATGTGAGTTATCCATTGTAACTACTTTGATACAATCATTATTGATTTCTATTACTGTATCATTTAGAATTTCTTTAAGTGCTTCTATCAATGTTTTAATAATAGAAGATTGAATAGTTTTAATTTCAAATATAACATTTTCCATTTTAAATTTAATTTAAAATAATTATTAAATTTTTAAATAAAATTTAATATAAAAAATTTTAGTTAAAAAAATTTAATATAAAAAATTTAATTAAAATTTTATATAATATATATAAAATATGGACCAACAACTTAAAAACTTAGATGTTTTAGATGGAGATACAATTAGAAATATTAGGTTAAATAATTATTTCTTAGATGAGAATAAATTTGAAAATAATAATAAATCAAGAGTAGAATTTGGTATTTTAGGAGGAAGTGTAGTATCTCATACAAAATCCAATATAGTAGATATAGAGAATGATTTATTAGGTATTACTAGAACAAATAGCAAATGTCCAGCAAGAAGATTTTTACCAAATGATAGAAATGAAAAAGGTGAAAGTGTTATAATCCCTATTGATAATTATAAAACAGATGATAAAAAGGTATTAAATACTGATAAGGTTCATTTAAAACCTATAAACTTCTTTAACTACCAATTAATACCTAGTGAACCATTAATGAAATTTGATGATTGTAATGTTTAGTATTCATTTCTTTATGTTATGTTCGTTTCCTCTCTAATTTTTTAACTAAATTTTTTTTATTAAAATTTTTTTATTAAAATTTTTATAATATATTATATTATATAAATAATATGGCATTTACTAGAAATAGGTATGATATTAATAATTACAAAAGAGATTTGTATTCAACCATTGGTCAAGGAAATTATACTTTAAACAATCCAAATGAAAGTTGTAATAAATGTTTATCAGGTGATATGCCAAATTCAACAAATGGTGTAAGTTCATGTGATAGTTGTGTAGATGTAGATAGTGAATTAATGGGATTAAATGTTAAAAATTCAAAGTGTCCAAGCCGTTTGTATCTTCCATCAAATAAACAATATTGTGATTTTAAGGATGAAAAAGATTGTCCAGTATTTACTGGAGAAGCTACACGTTTAAGTAATCCACCATGTACTCTTAGAGGAACTGGTTGGAACAGATGGGAATGGTTATGTCAAGACCCACAAGATAAAGCAATTGAACCACATCGTAATGTATTAAGACAAGATACTAGATTAATGACTAAAGATAGTTATAGACCATGTATACCTAATTTATTAGAGCAAGGTAGCATATGTCCAAAAAGTGAATATAATGACCCAGAGGTAGTAATGTATAATGATAAATCAATGACATATGGAACATTACCAACTCAAGATGAATCATTTAGTTCTCAAAACTGGGTAAATTGTGTAAATATTAGATAAATTAAATTTAACAAATTAGAAAGGATATTAGAGAGGAGATAAACATTATTAATTTTTAATTAATTTTTATTTATTTTTTATAAATTTGTATTTATTTTTTAATAAAATTTAAATTAAAATATAATTTAATATTAAATATCAATGAAAGGAGGAGGAGGTTGTGCTGATCATGCTGCGCAAGTGACACAAGAAGGAGGAAAAAAAATGACTAAGAAATCCAGAGCCAAACCAAAGGCAAAAATGACTACTAAAACTAAACCAAAATCAACTAAAAAAACTAAAAGACCTTTAAATGATTATTTTAATTTGATGTTAGATGCTAAAGAGAAAGATTTAGATTCTTTTGAATACAAAGGAAAAACTTATGTTAAAAATACTGGTAAAAATAATTTAGTAGTATATACTGAAAAAAGTAAATTTGATAAAAAAAAAACAAAATCTAAAAAGTAATTATAAAAAATAAATAAAAATTATAATGGAATTTAAAATTAAATTAATTTGTTAAAATTTTTTTTATTAATTTATTTATTTATATAAATAATATGGAAGCAGTTTATATTACTGGTTTATTAGGAACATTAGCATATTTGATTAGTAATGATAATAATACCACACAAAAAAAAGATGTTGTTAAGATTAGTAAAAATGAAGAACCTTCAGTAAATAATTTATATGAAACTGAACATTACAATAAGACTATGAAAAATTTAATTAAAAAAAATAATAAGGCATATAATAAAAGTATTGATAAAAAGAACAAAAATGGAACAAATATAATTCCATTGAATAAAAAAGAGATAGAGAATGATAGGTCAAATAATTTTAGTAGATTAGCAGATGTAGATTTAGGTGAATTTAAACATAATAATATGGAACCATATTTTGGTGCTAAAGTAACACAGAATATGAATTTAGATTATGATGATGGAAAATTAGATAGATTTACAGGTGTTGATAAATTTTATCAACCAAAAAAAGAAACTGAAAACTTCGCATCAGATTTAAATAATGATTCTAATTATGTTTTTGGAAAACCAGTTACATTAGATTATGAAAGAGAGCGTTATGTAAATGAAAGATTTACAAATAATGTATTACCATTTGAACAGGTTAAAGTAGGTCCTGGTTTAGATGATGGTTATACTGCACAACCAAGTGGTGGATTACAACAAGCAAATAAACGTGAATATGAACTTCCAAAATCAGTAGATGAGTTGAGATACAAGACAAATCCAAAATTAACATACGAAGGAAGAGTTGTAGATGGTCAAAAAGCATCATTACCAGGAGAGATAGGTGAAGTATGTAAAAATAGGGTTGATACCGTATATGAGCAGACACCAGATATGTATTTGAGAACTGGTGATACTGCTAATAGTTCAAGACAATCTCAAAGACCATGTGTAGATTTGAAGGAGACAAATAGAAGTACAACAACTCTTAAGGGTTATGATGGTAATGTAATAGATATAGTTAAATCAATAACAGCACCATTATTAGATACAATGAAATTATCAAAGAAACAATATACTACTATGCATGCTAGACCACAAGGAAATTTCCAAAATACAAATCCATCTAAGCTAACAATATATGATCCAAATGATGTTGCTAGAACAACTATTAAAGAGACAACAGTTCATGATACAAGGACGGGTTATCTTAAAGGTAAAAATAAAACCATAATGTATAATCCAGATGATATTGCTAAACCAACATTAAGACAAGCAACCGAAAGAGATTCTCGTTTAGGTCATGTAGGTTATCAAAAAGGTGATGCTTACAAAACTATTAAAGTTGAGGCACCAGTAACAGATAGAGCATTAACTTCTAACAACCAATATTATGGTATTGGTGATAGCAAAGATGAAAAGCAAATGTCTTATGATGATAAATATAATGCAACAATTAATGAGGTTCGTGATTTACTATTCAAAAATAGGAAACCAACAAAAACAAGTGTAAAATTATATAATGAAATTGATAATATGAATGTAAATCATAAAAAACTAGAAAGTGATGCAGTAATTGAGAGAGATAATATGAACTACGGAAGAATAACTAATGAAATACCAACAACTAATGTAGTAAATCTAACAAATGATAGAAATGAATACAAAAATGATTACAGATTTAATCCAGAGATATTAAGTCCGTTAAAAAATAACCCTTATAATAGACCATTAGATGTGTTTTAGATGATAGGGGTTTCAAATAAAATCGCGAATATATATAGAGTTATTAAAATATTTTTAAATAGATTTCCAAATTAAAATGCATTGTGTTTATATTTTCTTATTTTTTTATTTTTAATAATGTAAATGAATAGTTTAGATAACATTATTAAATATAACGATGAATGCGTTATAAAATTTACATCATTGATTAATAATGAAATGAAAAATGGTATTCAAAGCATTTATAATGAGACTAAAAAAAATAATAAAGATAGAAAAAAAATATTGAAAGAATTTCAAACAAATTTATCTAATATACCTAAATGGTCTCAAAAAATTATTGATGATGAATATAATAGATTAAAAGTTTTATCTAAATGTGATTATTTTGATGATTTAATTAAAAATATTTTTAAAAGTTATTTCAAAGTTTTATTTTTATTGAAGAAGAAAAGAGAAAAATTAGTAGTTCCTTCATCAACCAATGTTATTCATCAATGCTATATATCAATTGCTAGAAATATTTGGAAGCAACCTAATTTATTTTACCATAAATTTGATAAAAAACATATACAGAATAATCATAAACTTATCAATAAATTAATTGAACAAAGTATTAAATTAGCTATTAAAGAATTATTACCATTTAAAGAAATTCTAAATAATTATTTGGAAAATGATGAATTAGAAAGTGAAGATGATTATAGTGATTTTGAAGAATATGATATAGATGATATTAAGAATAATACTAATATTGATAAAGAACCTGATGATTTTGTTTTAGAACAAAAATTAAATAAAAATGAAGATAATGGTAATCTAGAAGGAGAAGACCAAATAGAAGAACAACATGAAGAACAAGTAGAAGAAATAGAAGGAGAAGAACAACAACAAGAAGAACAAGTAGAAGAAGTAGAAGAGAAAGAAGAAGAAGTAGAAGAGAAAGAAGAAGTTAAAGAAGTTAATGAGAATATAGATGAGAGTGTAGAAGAAGAAGAGCATGATGAAGAAGAGAATGAAGAAGAAGTAGAAGAGAATGTAGAAGAAGTAGAAGAGAAAGTAGAAGAAGTAGAAGAGAAAGTAGAAGAAGTAGAAGAGAAAGAAGAAGAAGTAGAAGTTAAAGAAGAAGAACAACAAGAAGAGAAAGAAGAAGTTAAAGAAGTTAATGAGAATATAGATGAGAGTGTAGAAGAAGAAGTTGAAGAAGTAAATGAGAATGTAGAAAAAGAAGTAAATGAGAATGTAGAAGAAGTACATGAAGAGGATGAACAGGATGATGATATAAAACCTATTATCATTAATGATGATAATATAAACACAAACAATAACAACATTAATATTGAAAAAATAAATAAAAATTTAGAAGTTAATAAAAATATAAGTAAATCTAAAAATAAAGAAAAAAATTATTTAAAGAAAAAAGAGAAAATTGAAAACTTATTAGGTATTAAACTTTCAATTGAAGATGTAAAGGATAAAAATAGATTAAAGAAGAAAATAAAAGAAAATCAAATTTATAATTAATTTTTGCTTTGTTCTAAATTTTTTATTAAAATAAAATTGTTATGTAATCATCTAATTTATTTTGTGCTTCATCTTTCATAAGTTTAAAATAGTCTATTGCTTTATCAATACTATTTTCTTTTTGTAGATTAGTTTTATCTTGAACATAACTTAATTTTATTTTCATTTTTGCTATTCTATCTGTAATTGTTTTACTTCCAAGAGTATTATATTTATCTACTGTATCTAATATGCTATCATATAAGACTTCTTCATTAAATTTATGTATGTGTTCATAATCTGGTGTTTTCTTAATTTCAAAATCTAAAAATTTTTCTTTTAATATAATATTAAGTGTAGTATTTACTATAAATAATATACATAAACATGAAAATATCAATTTTAAATTATTCATAATGTTTTAATTTAAATAAATATAAAAACAATATATATAAATTTTAATATAAAATTTTTGATTAAAATTTTAATATAAAATTTAAGAACTTACAGAACTTCCAGAACTTCCTAAATCTAAACAATTTATACTACCGCTTGCTCTATTTTTATTATCTAATACATCAACTACTAAATTTGTAATATTATAATAATCATCATCATGACTATTACTAAGACATAAATCATCAGTTATAGTTTTATTTAAAATTTTTTCATAACTTTTATTAATATCTTTTCTAAAACTATTTATTTCTCTAAAATATTTATAACGTATTTTTTGTAATTTATTTTCTATATCAAATAACTTATCTTTAAAATCATAATGAATTAATATAAAAACTATTACTAAACCTATTAAAATAACAATTGAAATTTCAGTATACATTTTTAATATTTAAAAATATAATAAAAAATATTTAGTTAAAAATATTTAATTAAAAATATAATAAAAATATTTAGTTAAAAATTATAGAGGAAACGAACATTAGTTAAAAATATTTAGTTTAAGATGAACCTAATTTAATTCTTTCCAAAATTGTATTATTGTTTTCATTAACTTCTGTAACTATTTTATTAACAGCATTTTCAATACGTGATGTAAGCTGTTGTAAATCACTATCTAATTCTAAAATTTTATTTCTTGTGCTTTGTATAAATATAATAAATAAAAACAATACAACTAAAGATAAAAATAATGATAAAATTCCAAGCGAATACATTTATTATTATATAATAATTTTAATTAAAATTTTTATATTAAATTTTTTGTAAAAAAAAAGGAAAGAATTTCTGTTAAATATTATTGATTTCATTTTGATTTAATAAATAATATATATTTAATGGCGTTTTACGACCAAATCTTTGTGCTCTACCAATTACTTGTTGTTCAATAGCAGCATCAAATTTATGAAACATGATAATATCTGTAGTAACTTCTAAATTTAATCCAGAACCATAATTATGAATATTAACTAATAAAATATCTAAATCACCATCTTTATATTCTTTTAAAATCTTTTGTATAATATATTTATTTCCTTTTAAATATGAATATTTATATTTATTATTAAACTGTTTGATAATATTTTCAAAAGAAATATCATATTCACTAAAAATTAAAAATTTACCTTTATTCTTTTTTTTATTTAATAAAATTTTTAGATTTTGTATTTTATCAAAATTTTTATTAAATTCATTTTCATTTATAATTTCATTTTTAACATCTTTAATTTTATCTTGTATTAAAAATAACTCATCTTCTTTTAATTGATTTTTACATAATGGACAATGATTTTTTTGACATAACCAAATATTAATACATTTAAAACAGAATACATTAGAACAACATTTAACTAATGTTTTATCTTGTATTTCATCAAAACAAATACTACATAAATCATTTGCATTTATTCTTTTTTTAATATCATTAATTTTATTATTTAATTCAGTTTTTTTAGATACTAATCTATTAATTTTAGTAGTTCTTTCAATTTCATTTTGTTCAGAATTACTACTAAATATCATTTGTCTAATAGCCTCTATTTGAATATCTATATTTTTAATCTCATCTATAAACTTTTCTATAACAATAGAAATTATATTTTCCTCTGTAATTTTTTGTTTAGAGTTAAATAATTCTATAGCACCTTTATTATTATCAGCATTTAAACAATTTATTACATTTTTATCAACTATACCATTTAATAATATAGTAGATATAGGGTCTTTACATTCAATAACATATTGATTAGGAATAGGTATTTGAAATGATTTATCAATATAACTATCTTCATTCTTTAATACTAATAAATGTGAGAATTCATCTTTCATATTATAGTAAATATTATGAAATAAATCAGTAATGTAACCTTTATTAGTAAGACCACTAGCTTTTCGTATATAAATATTTAATTTTCTATCATAATATCCATAACCCTTAGGATATAGTAAATTTGTAAAAGAAGCAGTTATAAACCAATAAAATTTACTTTCTAACTTTTTATTACTGGGTATATTCAAACTATCTATCTCATCAAATATTAATCTATTAATTTTGATATTATTAAGTAATATTAGATTTGATATAATTTTAAAATTAGTATCTGTAACTACAACTAAATCATAATCATTTAACTTTTTAGTATCTACTATAAATTCATTAATATCCTTCTTTCTACATATTAATTTATATTTAAAATCTTTTGAATCAGTAATATCTTTAATATATTTTTCCCATTGATAATAAAGATTATGTGGTATAACTAATATATTAGTTTTATATGTTTCTAATGGTGATGTAATATTTATAAAAATATTATTTAATCCATAACTTTCTATTTGAGAGTTATTAATAGAATTATTTTCTAATATTAATGCTAAAATCACATAAGATTTTCCGCTACCTACTTTATCACCTATGATACCAATATTGGTTCTAATATAATCATTATCACCAACATTATACATTTCTTCAATATTTTTATAATTTTTAAGGAATAATTTACCATTTTCAAAATCTATACATGATTGTAATAATGTTAATTGATGTGGATGTAATTTAATTTTATATTTTGTTTCATCCAAATTATATTTTTTAGAATTTTCATTTAAATTATTAACATTAATATATCTAGAATAGTTAAATGATTGATTATTTGATTGATTACTATTCATTTTATTTAAATTAACTTATAAATTTTAAATAAACAATAATATTTTTATGCGTTTTAATAAAAAATTTTAATAAAAAAAATTTACTTAAATATTTTATATTTGAAATATTTAAATGAGTATTGAAGATGTTGATTATTTATATAAAAATTCTATAAAAGAAAGTAGCATTATATTGGTTGATAGTTCTAATAGAGATAAATCTGTATATAAGAAATCAAATAGCTATACATTAGAGTTTCTACAACCATTTAAATTTGTATATGGAGTTGAAATATTAGATTCAAGTGTTCCTAGAACGATGTATATAATAGATAGTAACAATGATACATTATGTTTTTATACAACAACAGATAATGAATACGAAATGAAACTAGATCACAGAGATTACACATTAGAAGATTTTATTAGCGAAATTAATCAAAAATTAGGACACGCTGATAATAATGGTATTCCTACAATACAAGCAATACAAGCATATTCAGTAAGCATACCAGCAAGTGATGTATCAAAAATATTTTTTAGTAATAATCATAATACTAATGAATTTTATATTTTAGCATTCAAATCAAATATGAGAGAAACAATTGGATTAGATGAAAATACTATAAGTAATTCTTCAGATTATGTCCAGATTACTGATGGAGAAGCAACTACAATTAGAACTTCAAATAGTAGTACATATACAAATGAACAAATCATAAATGGAACTTTTAAAAGTGGAACTGGAAAGGGAGATAATGGTAAATATGAAATATCTAGTACATTTTCAAGTAAACAAAACTTACAGATGCCAGGTCTAGTTAATTTATTAGGTGATAGATATATTAAATTAAGAAGTGATACTATAGAACAACATTTACATTCTAGTGTATCAGCAAGTGTTAATCCAATAGGTTTAGGATTATTTAAATTAGGTGTTAGTGGATATGTAGATAGTCGTTTTGATTTTATAAATGTAAAATATAGAGAATTTCATCCAATAGGGAAATTAGCATCAATTGATTTTAGATTTGAAACATTAGATGGAAATTTATATGATTTTAAAGGGGTAAATCATAATTTTTTATTAAATATTAAATTTTTAACACCTATACAACAAAGAGATAAAGTAGATTATGTAATAAATCCAAATTACAATCCAAATCTACTAGAATATAAAAAATTACAATATGAGAAATATGACAGTGATGAAGATATAGAAAATACTACCGCAGATTTTAAAAACACATTCTTAAAAAATGAGAAAAAATATGATTACTCCTCTGATGAAGATTTACAATATGTTAGTAATGAAAGTGATGATGATAATGATGAAAGTGGTGAAGACATACATAGTTCATCTAGTAATGAAGAAATAAGAAATGATTTAAATTTTAAACAAAACAGAACTATATTCCATCCAGTAAATTTAGATAAAATTTAGATAAAATTTATTTTTTATTAATATTACTATCATTTAATAGGTTTCTAATTTTAGATTTAGACATAATATATTTATTAAGAAGTTTATCTATAGGAATACATTCTTTTTCACTAATTTTTTCAAGTAATGTAATATTTTGTTTACGAATGATATTACATAATATCTCAAAATATATTTGATTTATTTTAGTATTATTATCCATTAATAACTTAAATAAATTTAATAAAAAAAATAAAGATTATAAATTCAAATTTTATTATAATATTTTTTATTATAATATTTTATAGTAATATTTAATAAATAATTTAGAATTTAGAATATAAAGCACCTTGGAATGGTTCAATTATCATTTGTTGACTTTTAGTTTCAGAAACTGGGACACCATTTTGTTCAAAACCTTCATTTCTATTGGCACAATTAGCAAAATGTTCATCTTTATTATGTTTACCAAAACCCTCTTCACGTGTATTACAATTAGCAAAATGTTCATTTTTTTGTTTGAATTTTTCATCATCATCACCACTATCACCAAATGTTAAATTTGCACCACCAACAGTTGGACCACCGGCATCAAAATTTTCATTTACATATTTTTCTTTTGAATGAGTAGTATGCATAGGTTCTTCAAAAAAAGTTTCAATAGATTCAACTACTGGCATTGAACCACTAACAGTTGCTAAAGAACTAAGTAAAAGTAATAAGATTGCTAAAAGTGCTTGTTCACCATTTACCCCTTTCATTTATTTATAGAGGATATTTTATTTTTTAATAAATTATAATAATTATATTATAAATAATAAAATATGGCAGAACTATCACAAGTATATGGATTAGGCGTTGAACAATACGCGGCAGAACAAGTTGAACCTCCTTCTACTACATCTCCTATGAATGGTGGTATGAATGGTGGTATGAATGGTGGTATGAATGGAGGTATGAATGGTGGTATGAATGGAGGTGGTATGAATGGAGGAGGTGGTATGAATGGAGGTGGTATGAATGGAGGAGGTGGTATGAATGGAGGAGGTGGTATGAATGGAGGAGGTGGTATGAATGGAGGTGATATGAATGAATTAGATCATGAAGTAGATAAAACAATTAATAAACTTAAAAATAATATTCAAAAACAAAAAACTTTAAATAATTTGAAACAAGAATTGAAAAAAGGGGGGGAAGAATCTGCTTCCATTATGGATAAATATTGTCGTTCAAAAAAAGATGTATCTAAACTATTCTTAATGTCTTTACTAGTACTTTTAGGTCTTTCTATGAATGATATTGTTAAATATTATTTAGCTAAATATATTATGAATAATGAACTAACTAACAATAATGAATTATATCTTAGATTATCAATACCATTGTCTATATTATTACTTGTATGGACTATAAAAGCACTATCAAAATAAATAAAAGGGAAAAGCACTTAAAAATATTTTATATTTTTTATATATATTCGCATTTTTATTAGAAAAGTTACATTATTTTTATAACCTTTAATAATTATATAAAGATATAATATGATATAATAATGTCATATGTTATTAAAAATTATTAAAATGATTGAAGATGAAATGTTATCTAATGTATTTAATAAAAATTATAATAAAGAAATTATTAAATATCCTCATCTTTTTAACTATATCACATTAATCTTATCAAACCATATTATTAGTTCAAAAAAAATTAAAAAAATTGTTAATTATAGATTACGCACTATTAAAAATAATGATAATATTTTAAATAATGATAAATCTTTAATTAATTATATTAAAAGTTTTTATATTAAATTTAATTTTTATGATATTGATTATTTTAAAGATAATTATAATTTTACAAATAATGATATTTACTACATATATGAAAATACATTAATATACTCTAGAATGTCTATATATAATAATATAAATGAGTTTAGGAATCTTAAAGCATTAATAATGTATAATGATAGAGATTTATGTGATAATGATATTAAAAATCTAACTAATCTAGAACAACTTATATTACCTAAAAATAGATTATTAACCGATAAAAGCATAAAAAATTTAGATAAATTAAAAATATTAGAGTTAGATGCCAATAAAAATATAACAAATATTTCTTTAATTAACAAAATAGATTTAAGAATATTAAAACTGGTCCATAATAAAAAAATAAATGATGATGGTTTTATAAACTTAAAAAATTTAAAATATTTGAATTTAGGTTATAATAACAATAGAAAATTAAATTTGAAATTTTTGAAACATAATGATTTACAAACATTAATTTTATATAAAAAAAAGAATATATCAGAAGATATTATTAGTTTAATGAGTTCAATTGAAATAAAATATACACACTTTTTAGATTTATATTAAATTTTTTAGATTAAATTATTTCTATTTTCATAATTTATATAAAATTTCTTCTTGAATTCATTTTTTTATTTTTATTATTATTTCTATTTTCATAATTTATATTATTTCTATTCTTTCTATTGTTTTTATTCCTATTATTTGAATCACTATCTGATGAATCTGAACTACTTGTATCATCATTATTTCTATTTTGTAATTTTTTATTGGAATTAGTATCACTATATTCATGTTTATCAATATAATTATTTCTTAAAAGTAATGTAACTGTGTTATTAAAATTATCATTCATTGAATTTAATTGAGATTTTAATAATGTAATTTCGTTTTGCATCCCTGCAATAATCATATTTAATTCTCTTTGATTATCATCAATATTATATATTTTCTCAATTAATTTCTCATTATTATTCATTTAATTAAATAAATTATATTTATTATTTATATAGTTTTAATATAAAAATGACAGATACAGATACAAATGGACCTATTTCAATAGGGGCTAATAGTGTTTTAGAAAAAATACCTACTATTGAAGAAATAGAAAATAATATAACTAAATACAGTAATAGCGCAAGTAATAGATTAAGTGATAATCCACTACCTATTGATGATGTTATATCAGTTATATTATTTTTGATAATAACATTTTTAATACCATATCAATTAGATAAAAAAAATTATAACATTATACTATTTTTAATATTAATTAGTATATTTATGTTTATTATAGAAAAAATAGATATATTTGAATTAGAAATATTTAAAACTCCGCAACTAAATAATTTAGATTTTAGAAAACTAATATTTATACATTTATTCTTAATTATATTTAGTGCTTATTTTGCTGTAGAAACACCAAATAATAATCTTATTAATCTATTTCCTAAAAAAGATAATGTTAAAGAAACTACTATATTTATATTATATTACTTAACAAATATTTATAAACTATTTTTAATATTTATACTTATCATTAAATTATTTAGATTAGAAAGAGATATTGATAGTAGAAGAGATAATGAAAATAAAAATTTATTTTTAATACTACAATTTTTTGTATTAATAATTATCTCATTACTAACTGCGATAATATTTTATAGTAAAAATACTGGTATAAATAATCTCAAAATTTTAATGGGTTTAATATTAGTAGCTAGTATATTTTTATTCTTTATTAAAGCAATTTATGATTATATTATACAAAGTAACCCAGATGATGAATATGAACAGAATTTCTATTATCTTAATAGAAATATTATAAATGATAAAAATCAATATAATGCTTTTAACAATTTACAAAATTATTTAATGTTGTCATTTTTATTATTAAGCATGTATTTAGCACTTATTGAATTTACAAAAAGATTATTTTAGATTAATATTTATTCTGTCTTTTGAGTGGGTTGTTGCATTGTCTGTTCTTTTGTGGTATTCCACATATCAACCATATCAATTCCTTCAAATATTATAAACATAAAAACTAAAAACATATAATTACAATACTTATAATAAGATAAAAAATTTTTTAAGATTTCATCTTTTATTCCTAGTTCATCCCTATTTTTTAACGTATTATTACTTAATAATATAAATATTACATAAACTAAAACAATAATCATTAAATTAAATACTAACAATAATATAGGCGAATATAATAATTCTTGAAATATTTTAACATTATATAGATAAGTTTTGCTTTGTGAACTTTGTTGTGGAGGTGGTTCTCCTTGACCAGCTGGTTTTTTTAATATTAACCATATAAATGAGTATGCTACATATATAGTCGCAACTACAATTAAATTATAAAATAATATAACAAATGGTATATACCATAATTCTTTTATTAAAATTACTAATAATTCTTTTTGAAGTTCATTTTCAGTTTTTGCTTCTGTAACTATTTTAATAGTTAGAATTTTCTTTTCAATAAATTTTTCAATAATAATAATACTAACTGCTAATATTATTATTCTTGATAATAAGTTAAATGAAACTGACACATTTGATAATAATTTAAATAATACTCTAGGTCTAATAATATTATCTTTAGTATATAAATTATTATTTGTTTTTTGTGTATTGACTGATTGTGTATTGACTGATTGTGTATTGACTGATTGTGTATTAGATGAATTTTTATTATTAGCATTCATAATTTAATTATTATTTTATATTATAAAATATATTTAATTATATAAATATGGAAAGAGAAAATTTTGTAATAATATATTCACTTATTGCTGTTAGAATTTTATTACTATATTTATCTTCATACGTTTCGTCTAATATTATGAACCAAATTTACACTGAACGGGTTCTTATTAATGGTAATGAACCTCCTAAACTTGATTATCAATTATATTTATTTGTATTAATTGATTTCTTATTTAATTTATTCTTATTTGGATTTGCATGGGCTATAATTAAAACATACAGAAATAATAATGGTTTATTTTATAGCTTTATAACTCAATATGTATTAAGCACATTAGTAACATTCTTGGTATGTTCAATAGTATCACATATGATGTATGTTAAAAAATACTTCTTATATAAAGATGATGGTTTAAGAGCAATTAGAGCTTTACAAATAGTTAATTTTAGAGTAGGTGCTTTAATGTCTGCTATACCAATGTTCTTAATTGTTAATTAATTGTTAATTAATTGATAATTAATTATTAAGTAATTTAATATTAAATTATAATAATCTAAATTAAAACCAATTTAAAATTTATTTTTTACTATTATTTATGAGTAGTAATAATAATATCATAAATAGTCCAAATATAAATAGTCCTATTAGCAATATTTCAAGTAGTAATATTCCATTAAGTAATGTAAATAATCAAATAAATAATATAGAAAATATAGAAAATAATATAGAAAATATAGAAAATATAACAAATATATCAAATATAACACCATATAATTACAAATATAAATTTAACAATGAAAGTTTAGATATTTTAATTAAAACTGTAGAAATACTAAATGGTAAAATATATGGAGAGTTTGTATCACTATATTTTATACCAAAAAAAATATTAAATAAAGATTATACATCATTTGAAAATATTAATGTAATCTTTAATAATATAAATGATAGAACAGTATTTATCAGATTATTAAGAAATGTTTTTGAAATATATACTAATGGTAATGATAGTAGTTACATGATTTTATTTAAAATACCAAATGACCAATACACATATATCGTTAATTTAAATATCTATATAAAAACGAATTATATAGATTTAAAAAATTATACAAATTATATAGATATTAATTTATTATCAATTAGTGGTGATGGTGTAAATTTAATAAGTTATTTAAACTCTGAAAACAATATACAGAAATATTCATTAATCTTTAACAGAATTATGAATAAAAGATTTTCATTAATTAGTTATTATTATGATAGTATATTAGAATGTTTTGATAAAGCATACTACTTAGTTCAAAATAACTGGATTATGGACGATTATTATTTAGAAAAAGAAATGAGTGTATTATTTTATTGGAAAAATAGAAATATAATTAGAACTACTTATAATAAAAATGAAAATAAAAAATTAGTTGAAGGTAATGTATGTTCAATATGTAGTAATGAATTTAACAATAATGATATAGTAGTAAATACAAAATGTAATCATAATTTTCATTGGTGTTGTGGTGCTGAAAACAATTTAGGTATAAAATATTGGATTTTAAATTATTCACATAAATGCCCTATGTGTAGATGTGAATATTGTGTATAAAAATGTAGAAAAAATTTAATTTATAAAAAATACAATTAATAAAATTAATATATTATTAATATTATAAAATATATTATAAATATGGATGCTTCACTTAATCATAATAAATATGTTCATAATAAAGATGATTTTACATTTATTTTAAATGATGTTAGCACTTCTACAACATCATCATCTGATGTACGTGTTAATTCAAATTTAAATAAAATAATACTAACTTTAATTTTACTATTAAACGTATTTATAATCTTTAGATTGGTAATGATGTCATTTCGTTCAAGAGGTAATATTAGAAGAATTTCATATCTATTTATTGCCTTTCTATATATTTACTATATACATAAATATTATATTATAATAGCATTTAAGATATCTAAATTTATAGAAAATAATTTATTATTTAATTTATAATTATATAATAATATTATAAATGGGTGATAGTGATGAGAAATTCTATGATAGAATAATTGCTGGGTTATCTAATTTTTTTGATAATGTAAGTAGAAACATATTAAATAACTTATTTATTTCCTCTGTAGTTTTTATAATTTTATTAATTTTATTATTAAGTGCTATTTATCCTAATAATTTTGGAATTGCTATAAATGATAATCTAAATTCTATATTATTACTAATTTCTGGAATATTTATAATATATGTATTAATAATATTAGGATATAAAGAATATCAATATAAAAATATTAAAAATTTTCTTCAAGAAAGAAAGGGGAAATTAAAAACAATATTTAATAATATTGATAGTAATAATAATAAATTCATTGGTAGATTAAATGATATAGGGAGTTCAGATTACACGGAATTGATTAATCAAACCAATTTATCTACAAGTGGTGTTATGAGTGGTACTGAGAGTGGTTCTGGTAGTGGTCCTTAAAAATAATTTGTATTTAGATTAAAATTTAGACTAAAATAATTTTATTTTATAATTTATTTTTTAAAATAATTTTATTAAAAATAAATAAAAAATTTTATTATAATAAATGGCTCTTCAAAATATAGTTTTAATTTGTGTATCAATTACAGTTATTTCAATAATAGTATATAATATTAATAATCAAATTGATGATTTTAATAAATATTATGAAGCAATTATAGAACAAGATAAATATTTAGAAAACAATTTAAATAGTATTAATTCAAAATATGAATCTATAAAGACTGATAGTGATAATTTAATAAATGATGTAAATAATCAAGATTGTGTTGGTAGATTTGACGCATGTAAAAGAGACGATACTATAGAAAATGAAAATTGTACTAAAAAATATAACATATATCGTAAAAAAAGAGGTAATGGAAGCTCATGTGAATATACTAATCAACAAATAATAAATTGTGAAGAAACAGAATGTCAATTAAAATAATTTTATAAAAAATCCCTATAATAGATTTAATAAAATATTTATTAAAATAAATGGATAGAATTTTCGCTAGAAATGTTAATAATTCATTAAATAGGTCATATAATAGGTCTTTAAATAGAACTTATCTTATTATTACAATGCTATCTATATTTGTTGTATTAACATTAATATATGGTTATGTTAGATATAATAATTTTCAAGAATTTAAAAAAGTAGTATGTGAAGAAAATAGTATATTGATGAATGATATAGAAAACTCAAATACTATAATTAGAAATATAAATAATATTAAAAATGAACAATCAAGTAATATCTTTAATGATTTAAATAGAGATTGTGTTGCTCAATGGAGTGAATGTGGTAGTTCAAATGATGAACAAACTTATAGTGTTGAAATGCCTGCATTAGGAGATGGTGTCCGTTGTGAAGTGTCACATGGAACTAAAAGAAATTGTCCAGATGATGCTGAGAGTGGTGCTGAGAGTGGTGCTAGTGGTGCTAGTGGTGCTAGTAGTAGTGTTGGTAGTCATACTAGTGTATCAAGTAATAATAATGAAACTTCAAGAAATTTATTTAGTTTATATGTATTAGATAAATTAACGCATGGAAATTCAGCAAATGATAATAATTTCACATTTAGTTATTTCATAGATTCTATATTTAGTTTGTTTAGATCAACTTAAAGTCCTTAATTTTTAATATAAAATTTTTTAATATAATTTTTTTAATATTTATTAAAATAAATATGGTATTTGGACTTTTAAAAAATTTAACAGAAATATTAATATTAGGAATATTATTAATAGTTGTTACTTTATTTCTATTATATATGATTTTAAATGTAAATAATAAGATGAATGAATTTATTAAAATTTATGAACAAGAACAACAACAACAATATGATAATTTAGAAAGTGATTTTCAAGAAATAGATGGACAGAATAGTATTATAAAAGAAATTATAAATAATAATGAAAAACAATTACCTTATAATACTGGCGAAATAAAAAATTTAGTAAAAAAAATAAATGAATTAGGAAGTGATGTTAAGAAAAATAATATGGATTTACAAACTATTGGTAATAATTTATCATATACTAATACTGGATTTATAATTGGAAATAAAAACAAAAATTATATAGAATTAGGTAGTAATGGTATAGATTTTAATCTAGATCAACAAACTACAAAAGTAAGAATATGTACAGAAAATGGTTCTGATTGCAAACCTATAATTCATACTAGCATCCAAACTAGCACCTAAACTAGCACCCAAACTAGCACTCAAACTGGATAAACTGGAATAATTTAAAAAATAATTATATTTTTAACTTAATATAATTTTATATTAAATTATAACATTTAACTAATTTTATTTATTAATATAAATAATGATACGATTACTTATATTAGTAGTTATAATAACTATATATGTATTAATAGTAGGTATATATAGAAAATATTTAACAATTAAAACAATGATAGAATACGAGCAAAATAAAAAATACATAAATATGGGATTATTATTTGGTTCAAATAATAGCAAAATGGATAATCTTAATAATAAAAATAATGAAATATTAGATGAAATTGAAAGAACAAAGGAATATAATATACCTGATAAAATTAATGAATTAGAAGAAGGTGCAAAAAATAACAGAAATAAGATAAATCAATTTGTTACATCATTTAAAGAAAATATATTTAACAATGATGGAGTAATTCTTAGTAATAATAATAATTCAAAAATTCTAATTGATGATGATAGAATAGATATACATACGCCTAACAGAGATAATATTATTATTAATAGAAATGAACAACAATACAGAGTACTTAGATTAGGTTCTGGATATGAATTTGTAACTGGTTCTAATTAGTATAAATTTTTAATAATTTACTAAAACAAATATTCCTAAAAAAAAAATTTAATTAAAAAACTTTTATTATTTAAAAATTTAATAAAAATAATAATAAATTAAAATGTATTTATAAAATAAAATGAAGATATGTTATATTAATTTTGTTTTATATATCTTAATACTATCAATACTTTCATTTATATTATATAATGGTTTTATGAATAAAAAAAATTATGAAAAATTTAATCAATTTAATGTTAATCAAGAAACTGGAGAACTTACATTTTTAACAACTACAGAAGCTGATGAACAAACTTATGATATAGAATATAATAATAATAATTATCATATACAACTAAGAATTAAATATAGTAAAAATAATAATGTTATTACTATAAAATCTATAGAAATAATAAATAAAAGTAATAATAATAATATAATTGATAAGCTACTTAATACTAAATTTAAACATGAAACTGGACAAATAGATGATGGAACAAATAATGAAGAACATCTTCTTTTAAATTACACAGAAAAAAATAGTAGTAATGTATTATTTGATAATTTAGATACACATCAAACACATGCTGATAAATTTAAAATAACTAGTGGAGAAGAACGTATATCATTAATATTAGAAATTAATCCTGATACTATTTATGATATAAATAAATTAAATATTGAAATTAATTATAGCGAAAACTTTACTCAATATGAAAAATTTGTGGATACAACTGTTACTACTGGAACACCAATTGATGATGCATATAATCAAGTAAGCGGTAATGGATTTTGTGAAGAAACTACTAAAACTAATAAAATTAAAGAAACGACAGAAACTGATCTAAGTCATTGTAAAATAAGATGTTTTGATAATGAACATTGTGATAAGTTATCATTTAATGAAACAACTAATGAATGTAGACAATATGAAGGATTATGTAATAATTTAGATAATAATGTAAATGTATCATCATTTGCTAAAAAACCTTTACATTTAAATGAAGATTATATTGAACCATTTAGTGTTAATTCATTTTATTTTAAAGTTAGTAATAATGAATGTAATAATAACCCAATAGTTGATATTCATGGTTCAAGCGCTATATATAATGATAAAACTTATAATCAATGTACAGAAAATTGTGATGCTAAATCAAATTGTCGTTACTTTTCATTTAAACTTCAAAATCGTGCTCAAAATAAAGGAGAATGTAAATTATATGATAGTTCATGTAGTGTACAGCCATTAGATAATGATGGAGATGTAGATTTATATAAAAAATGTGATGATGCAACTAGTTGTGCACAAATACAACAAAATATGTGGAATAATATAAATAACAATAATTGTGATAAAACTCATTCTTATACCCCAGAACAAAAACAAATAGCTATGTCAAATTCTCAAAATACAGAAGCATGTTACATGAATCTTAATAATACAGATAACACTCCTACGGATACAGGTATATATGGTAATATCTCAAAATCTATAAGGAATTATACATATATTGGCAAAGGATATTGTCAACCTGGTTATCTAGATCGTATTGCACCTGGACAGGCATCTACATATCATAGTGATGGGATAGATGGTAATAAAAGTTTAGAAGAATGTACTCAATTATGTAATCAAAAATCTGATTGCAAATATATGTCATATGTTGATAATAGTGATAATACACGAAATAATATATGTTCATTATATGATTCAAATGCTGGCGATTGCGAAAATAATAATAGAGTATCAGAAGACTCACATTTAACTTATAAAAAAAATTCAGCTATAGAGAATTATACACATGTTGGTAATGGACATTGTGATGAAACAGGAAATACTGAAATTGATTTAATAAATGGACAATGTTTAAGAGATGTGAGTTCTAATACTCTTGAAAAATGTGCAGAAAAATGTAATAATAATAATGAATGTGATAATATATCCTTTCTATCCACACCGAATGAACATTATTGTTGCTTATATGATACTAATAATAGTGGATTATGTACATCACCAACTGATAGAGGATATATACCTATGGTAGGACGTACTGATATGTGGGGGGAATTTCAAACTTATAAAAAAAAACAAAATTGTAGTGATTATACTAAAGCATTTGAAACAGTTAAAGATAATAATGCTGGAGATACAACATATACTAATACTACTTGTGGAGAAAAACTTAACTGGTATAATAATAATACAGATATGACAGATGAACAAAAAAAAATACAAATAATGTATAAAGACACTAATTCTCCAGGTTGTATTCCAATAGGTTGTAAGTCTTTTAATGAAAGAAATTGTAGTGATTATACTAAAGCATTTGAAACAGTTAAAGATAATAATGCTGGAGATACAACATATACTAATACTACTTGTGGAGAAAAACTTAACTGGTATAATAATAATACAGATATGACAGATGAACAAAAAAAAATACAAATAATGTATAAAGACACTAATTCTCCAGGTTGTATTCCAATAGGTTGTAAGTCTTTTAATGAAAGAAATTGATATTTATCTAAAATGATAGTTGAGAAACTAATTAGCATTATAATTTAATTACTACTAGTATTACTATCACTAGCATTTTCAATATATTCAATAAATTTAACAGGTAATATATTTTTAAAATTTTTGTCTTTTTTATTAATATCCATATTAAATATGAATTTATTAGTATCTTCAACTACAATATCAAATCTATCATAATTTGTTTCTTCTGTCATAAATAGTATTATACATTTATCACCATTATCTATAACCATATGACCTTTCCTAAATCTTTTAGTTTCAAAAGCACTCAATATAATAACAGAAATTCCAACTAATTTAGATAATTTTTCAATCTCATATAAAGAATATTTGTAATTTTCATCAAATATTTCATTAAAGTTTTCATAATTTTGAATATCAAAATCTTCAAGTTTATCATATATTTTTTGAAAATATAAATTTTGTCTATGCTGTTCAATAAACTCTGTAACATCTTTTTTATGTTCTTTTTCTCTAATACTATCTATATCTTTTTCTAATTTCTTTTTAGTTAAAGATTTTGCTTTACTCTTTGTTTTACTATTTTGTATTTTGCTAACAGTGCTAAATAATTCTAGTAAATAGTTTGTAATATTTTTATTATCTTTATCATCTTTAATATTTAACTCAAATCTAGGTAATAAATCTTTCCATGTATATACTGGTATCAATTTAAAAGTATCAGTTAAAATTGTATCAACTGATATATCTTTATCCTTAGATTTATATTCTGTAATACCTAATGTTATAGTAGTAACATAATCTTCAATACTATTTTCAATATTTTTATAAGGATTTTTTAATTTAAGATTTAACTTTTTTAATTTACCTTGTAAAATATCATTATGTTCAAAAACAATTTCATGTTTATTAACTTTCAAATCACTATCACTTTTTTTTATAATATATATGATATCTTTCGTGTATATATCATTAATTAGTTTATCTTTTTCTTCATCAGTAATATCATCTATATTATGTTTATTAATAATACCATCAATTATATTACTAATTTTATTAATAATAATATCTTTAGGAAATGGATTATATTTATGTTTTAACATTTGAATATTATTAAGTAATTTAATATCACTAATAATATGATTACTAATAATTTTTAATTTATAATTATAAGCATTCATAACATTCAAATAATTATTAGTGTAAGAAGTAGCGTCATTATCATTTTCGGTACCTAAAAATATAGTTTCATCAATAATATTTTTTAAATAAACCTCTTTATTTTTAGATAAAATTTTTAATGGTATTACAGAATGTTTAAAATCTTCTAAAATAATAGCAATTTCATCATTACCTCCTTTTTCAATATTATCATCCTTAATAGTAGTTTTAATTTTATAATAATCTTTACCTAACTCTTTATTTATAGCATTTAGAATTTTTAAAACTTGATTAGAGGTTAATTTACACTTATACTTTATAATATTATGAATATAGATATATTCTTTTATGATAATATTTTGTTCTCTAAAAATATTAGTAGAAATATTATCACTATCAATAGGTATAAATAAATTATTAGTTAATAAAAATCCACAAAATTTAAAACTCATATTAATAACAAAACATTTAATATCATATAATAAATTAGAAGTTAATATTTCATGTAGTTTAATAGGGCTAATTTTATTAGTATCATTGGATACACATTTCTTTTGATAATCAATAACGGATTTTAAATAAGGATCTTCATTATATGAAAAACTTTTAATTACATTAATTTCATTAGCTTTAGTTCTATTTGAATTTTTAATTTTCACCATAGGTTCATAAATATTATCATTTTTTATAATAAATACAACATCGTTCTTATTATCAAGTTTTTCTTTATAGTTTATAAATTTAGAACATAATAATTGTATTTTTTCAACCTGTTTATTCTTATTGGAAATATTAATAACTATTATATTATATTTATTAACATTTAACCAATTATAATGATTAGAAAATAATTGTAAAATTTCATTATGTGTTTTAAATAAATCACTTCTTAAATACAACTTAAAGTTTTCAAAAGAATTATATATCATAAATTCTCTCAAGATATCATTATTATATTGATTATCATCATTATTTTCAAATATTTTCATTTTAGATAATTCTTTAGCCATTTCTTGTAAATTCATTTTTTTTATATAATCTTTATCATTACTAAAATTTTTCTTAAAATTTTCAAAAACTTTTTCATCATATATAGAATAATCAGTGTTTATATATATTTTAAGAGTATTACCATTATTTAATTCAAAATAATCAATTTTGGTCATATTATTCTCAAGAATTTTAATAAAATCATCAATTGAAGTTATTTTTTTATTATCAATAATATCAATTAAAGAAGATAAAGCACTTTGGTTATTATCATTTAGACCTTTCCTTACATAAGAATCTGTGCCACTAGTAATCATATAATCAGAAGGATACTTGTTATTAAGAATTTTTGAAAGTTTATTAGGAATAGTAGCGTATCTATCTGGTTTAGCAGCAGCTTTGCTTTGAATAATATATTTTTCATTTTTTTCTTTATTTTCAAGTTTATCAGGTGGTTTTCCTCTACAACATGGTGCTTTTAATTTATCAGGATGTAAAGAAGGGTCTAATAAAAATGGATATCTTGGAACATCTACTTTATTACCATCTTTATCTTTTTTAACCCATGATTGATTACTGGAAATTATAGCTGGTTCCCCTTTTGGACATTTATTACCTAAATCTTTATATTGTTTATCTGTTAAACTAACTGCAGATAACGGACACCAATATTTAGGACAGATATAAAAATATTTATTAATCTTACTAGGTGTGCTACCAGCTTTAACAAATGTAGTATATGAACCCGGATAATTAGTATCTATATAATCTTTTTCACTAGTTGTAATAACAATAGGTTGTTTTTTATGAACTGCTTGACACTTTTTAGTATATGGTTTTTTAAATAGTTGTGTATCTGCTGCTTTTAATCTTTTTAATACTAATTTATCATATTTTCTTTTTTCTTTAGGGTCATTTAACTTATTAAAATCAATATCAATTTCTACTTCTAATTCATCATCTTTAATAATTATATCTTCATCTTCAGCTTTATCTTTATCATATTCATCTTCATTATTAAATGCGTCTAATAAATCCATATCATCATCATTTAATTCAATATCTAATATATTATTTTCATTTATCATTGAATTAGTATTAACATCATTATTATCATTAGCATCATCATTATTAGACTTATCATTATTAGACTTATCGTTATTAGAATTTGATAAGAAATCAAATTCATCATCACTTAATATATCTCTTCTTTGAAGAATATTATCTTTAGCATCTTTATTATAATCCTTATACGATTTAATAGATTTGTTGACATCTTTACCTTTTTTAGTGATAGTATTATCAATTGAAATAAATGATAAAAGTTTATTAATAATATTATTATATTCTAAATTTTTAAGATTTTTAACAAGAAATTGTATTTCAAGTTTATTAGTAATTTTTAATAAAATAAAAATAGATTTATTTTTTGCTTTAGTTTGTCTATTATCAAATAATATAGAATCCTTAACATTATCATATTTTTTTTGTGCTAAAGTTTTACTAATATTAAATTTCTTGCTTATTTTATCTATTAAAACTGATTTATTATCTTTATACATATTATCACTTATAAATGTTTCAATATTACCATCATCTATAAAATAATCTTCTCTATTGTATTTGATTGATATTAAATTATTGAGTTTATTATCTTTAACAATTTCAAAATAAGGATAATAGATTTCAATACCTTTTTTAATGAGTTCATCATTTAAAATAACTTTATTAAATGATAATTCATTTTTCATAGTAAAATCTTCAAAATTAATGAAATCAACATTAACATTAAAAATATCTGGATTAATTAATAATAGATTAATATTAAATTTTTTATTAAAAGAACTAATAATATCATTAACTAAATCAAATGAACCAAAAATATCATTTATAATAGCATTTTCATCTTTTTTAAATTCATAAACAATATCATATTTACCATTAGAAAATATAACTAATTTAAAATAGTTAGTAACATTAATTTCATTAAAATTTTTAAAGAATATTTTAAATTCTAATAATTCATTTTTTCTAATAGTGTTTAATTTTTCAACAGATTTAATAAGTTCATCACCATTTATCTTTTTATCATCAATTTCAATTCTTTTAGATAAAGATTTTTTATTAATTTTAAAAATATTATTATTTGTTTTTTTGTGTATTAGTAATGGTATATCATCAGTAGTTTCAAAATTATTAAAATAACCTTCTAAATTGATTATCATATTTTTAGGAGTATTTAAAAGTGTAGGTTCAATCTTAACATGTATACGACTAACTAATGATTTATTATTTTTAATTTGTTCATCAATACTATTATGAGTATCCATAAATTTTCTAATAAGATTATCAGCATCTTTAATAGTATCATGAACAGTTTCACTAAATTCATTATAATCTTCTAATCTTTCCATATCAACAACAGAAGGGAAATATATACGAATAGCACCATTAATAATAAGTTCATCATCAACATTTAATTTTTTTTTATAAGCATCAAATAGGTTATTACTGCTTGTAAAATTAATAGTATAATTATTAACTTTATTTTTAATAATATTAAAACTATCAGATTTTATAGGTAAATTATTATTAATATTATAACTATCACCATCAGTTAAAAACATTCTATTAATTTTAATATTTTTATATGGATCACTTTTAATAAAATTTTGATTGTTATTAATATCAAAAAAGGTTAATTCAGTAGGAATTTTTGCTGTTAAGTTTTCTTTTTTTAATATATTGTATAATTGTTCAATATTAATAGTTAGAATTTTTTTTTTTCCAATTTTAATACCAAATAAATTTTTAACAATAGTAATAATTTTATCACTACTAATTTTATCAACACTTTTGAATATATTTGATAAAATATCAATCAATTCAAAATCATTAATTTTATAATTATTCCATAAATAAATGTGTTCTGGATTAAGTTTTTCAACGTAATTGGAGATTTTATTTTTTAAAGTTATGATATTATCATCATCATAAATATTTTCATATATAATTTTAGCATCAATATTATTTTTTAATAATGAATAATTAGTAAATTGATTTTTTAAAGTAGATATTTCATCTTTAGTAATGGTATTATCTTTTAATTTTTTAATTAAATTTTTATTAACCTTACCTACAAATAAATAATCTTCTGTAGTATTCTTATCAATATGATTAACAATTTTAAATATAGGAGTTTTCATTATTAATATATTGAAATATAATATTAATTATTTAGATACACATAAATAATAAAGAAAAATGAAAGGGAAAATAACCATTCTAAAAATGCGAATATATATAAAGTATAAAATATTTTTAAGTTGTTTTTATGGGTTTTCATAAACCCATATCAGTTTAATATATTTGAACTTATTGTTATTCCGCAATATTCTTTTGGAAAAGTTTCATAATCTTCAAAAGTATATAAATTATTATCTCTTGCTAAACTTAATATCCAGCGGAAATTTTCCCAATAAGTTTCTGTATGTCCTATCTCTTCTGTTGCTAAATGTGCTAGTTCATGAATACCTACATAACTTAACGTATTATCATCTATTAAAGTTCCATCACTATGATTTGCTGTTAAACAGAATAATATTTTTTGTTTATTAACTGAATAACTTGTATATCCTTCTCCTCTTGTTGATTCTGTTATTTCAACATCATCATAATTTTTATCTAAAAATATAGTTCTTGGATCATTTGGATGTTTATTTTTTAATATATTTATTATCTTTAAGAATTTATCATCCATTCTTCCTAATTTATCCGCAACTTCTTGTGATTTTTCACTTACTTTCACTAAATATAATTTACCATTTGATGCTATTCTTTCTTCTACATGCTCGCTAAAATTCTCTTTAAAATAAAATAAACAAAGAAAGCCTATTATAACTATAACAATAAAATCAAAAATGTTAAAATTTAAATTGTCCATTTATTTATTTAAATATATTTAAAAATTTGAAAATCTTTTTTTATAATATTTAGCTTTATGAATTCAATTATATTTCAAGCTCTTGACTGGGTAATTAGTGATTATAATGAAACTCACGATTGTCTAGATAATAATCACTTCGATGAGTTTGATGAAAGTTCTATGGTGCCTAAATATCTTATTAAAGTATTCGGTAAAGATATGAATGGTAAAAACTACTCGCTTAATATTAGAGATTATAAACCTCATTTCTATATTAAAGGAATTGATAATCTTAATGGTATAAGACATAATGAAAATATTAAAGATTATGCTCATACTATGATTATTAATAAACTAAGAGAACATATAGAATCTAAACTTAAAGGACAATTTAAAAACTCTCTTGAGATTTGTAAAATAGTCAGAAAGAAGGATTTATGGGGTTTCACTAACAATAAACCTTTTAAATTTATTCTATTATCATTTTCTAATTTTAAAGCTATGAAAATTGCTAGTAATCTATTTACAAGAAATATTACATTTGGAACAGAATATAAAAATATTAAATTTCAATTATATGAAAACAATATCGAACCTTATTTGAGATTTATTCATAAACAAGATTTACGAATTAGTGGTTGGTTAAAAGTTGATATTAGTAAATGTGATAAAACCTATGATTTTAATATTAAAGATGGTGATAATTATAATGTTAATTGGAAAGATGTAAAACCTTTTGAATGTAATAAAATTGCTCCTTTTATTGTGTCTAGTTTTGATATTGAATGTACTTCTTATGATGGTTCGTTTCCATGTGCTATTAAAACGTATGAAAAATTTATACATGGATTACTTGATTATCATAATACACTAAATAACCTATTAAAAGAAGAAAAACAAGAGAAAATTTATGATTATATTATTGATACTTTACAAAATGGAACTCTTAACTATAAAAGTTCCCTTAATATTGATGAAGTTAGTAAAAATGTAATGATACATATTGATGATATTATGTCTATATTGAAAGGTAAATTGCTACTAAAGACAGAGGAAATAATAAAAGTAAAAAAAACTAAAATAACTCATTATTTTTCAAATCAAGATGAAATAGAACAAAGTTTTACAGAATTAAGTAGCACAGAAATTGTTGAAAAAATGGTAGAAAAGTTCTCTAAATTTCTACCTAAACTTAATGGTGATCCTATAATTCAAATTGGAACGACTTTTCACAAATATGGTTCTAAAGATTGCTTTAAAAAAATCATAGTTGCTTTAGATACATGTGATGATATTGAAGGTAGTAAAGTAATTAGTTGTAAAACCGAAAAACATGTTATTATAAAATGGATTGAAATTATGAATAGTGTTAATCCAGATATAATTACTGGATATAATATATTTGGTTTTGATTTTGATTACATTTATCATAGAGCATTAGAACTGAATTGTGCTGAATACCTATGTAATTTAGGTAAATTAGTTGAACCTATAAAAGAATGTAAATTTGATGATTGTGGATATTGTAAAACGCATTGGACTAAAAAAACATTATCATCATCCGCATTAGGTGATAATTTCCTTAAATATATTAATCCAGAAGGTAGAGTATTAATTGATTTGATGAAAGTTATACAAAGTGGACATAATTTGGATACTTATAAATTAGATTATGTATCAAGACACTTTATAAATGGTAAAATTAATAAAATTGAATATGATAACGATGATGAAAATGATAATGATAATAGTAATAAGCAAATCAGATTATATTTAGATAATCCTATTGGAATACAAAAATTCAACTACCTAAGTTTAGATGATACTAAATTTTATATAGATGATATAAATCATGATGAAAAATATATAGTTATTGAAAAAGATTATGAATTATTTGATAAGTCAAAGAAATATAAAAAATGGGGTTTAGCAAAAGATGATGTTACACCACAAGAAATATTTGAGTGTCAAAAAGGGACTTCTAAAGATAGAGCAAGAGTTGCTAAATATTGTATTCAAGATTGTGCATTATGTAATTATTTAATTATTAAACTTGAAATAATCGCAAATAATATAGGTATGAGTAATGTATGTTCCATCCCATTTTCATATATATTTCTAAGAGGTCAAGGAGTTAAAATATTTAGTCTAATCGCTAAACAATGTAAAGAAGACAACTTCTTAATTCCTTATCAAGATAAAAAATGGAAATGTGAAGGATGTTTTAAAAACAATAGTTCATTTGATGATTTCTGTCAAAAAAAAGATAGTAATGATAATCTTATATGTTTAAGAGCTAAACCAGAAAATGAAGGATTTGAAGGTGCTATCGTTTTAGAACCTAAACCTGGTATATATATTAATGAACCTATTTCTGTTCTTGATTATGCTTCTCTATATCCTTCTTCTATGATTAGTGAAAATATATCTCATGATACTTTGATTATTGATGAAAAATATGATAATCTTCCCGGATACGAATATGTTAATATTACATTTGACTTATTTAAAGGAAAAGGAGATGCTAAAAAGAAAATTGGTGAGCAAACATGTAGATATGTTCAATTTCCTAATAGTGAAAAAGGATTGCTTCCACGTATCTTACAAAAACTTCTTAAGCAAAGAAAAGCAACTCGTAAAAAGATTACATGGAAAACTATTACATTAAATACTGGTGAAGAATATAAAGGTAATATCATTGACGAAACTGATACTTATATTAAAATGAAAGTTGAAGATAAAAACACTATTGAAATTGATAAAAATAAAATAAAAAGTAATATATACACACATAATGATTTTGAAAAAGCAATATTAGATGGTCTTCAATTAGCATATAAATTAACTGCAAACTCATTATATGGTCAAGTAGGTGCTCCAACTAGTCCAATATTTATGAAAGAATTAGCAGCAAGCACAACTGCTACTGGTAGAAATCTAATCTTATCTGCTAAGAAATTTGCTGAAGAACAATATAATTGTGAAGTTGTATATGGAGATAGCGTCCCTTTTGATGAACCTGTAATTATTAAAAATGGTGAAGGTTTAATTGATATTAAAACACTTAGTCAAATATTTAGTGAAAATACTATTGAACATTATGAAACATTTAAAAATCCAGACTTCTTCTTTACATTAAGAAATCTTATGGTAAAAGTATTAATTGATGGTTATGATACAGAAGAAGATATTGTGAATAATACACTTAATATACAAAAATATTATCGTTCATTATTAACAGAAAATCGTAAAATAGCAAATATTAATCATAAATGGATTTGGTATAATAAAGATGATACTAAAGATACAAAATTTAAATTAATTAATAATATATGCGAATTATTTAAGAAAGATACTATAAATAGAAGTAATAAACAACAAGTAAAATGCGACTACGAAGTATGGACTGATAATGGTTGGCAAAAAATATTAAGAGTTATTAGACATAAAACTAATAAAAAAATATATAGAATATCATCGGGTTTAGGTATTGTTGATGTTACAGAGGACCATAGCTTATGTAATAGTGATAAAATACCAATTAAACCAAATGAACTTGAAATTAATTCTACAAAATTATTACATTATCAATTTAATGATTATGAAAAATTATGTGAACCAGCAATAGTTCCAGAATATCCTTCCCTATTTTATGGTGATAATATTAAACAAAAACATACTAAATATGATAATACTAAAAAATATGAGTGTCATGTTTGTTTTGAATCATATGATGGTGATATGTTTTATTGGAATATAAGTAAAAAAAGAAATGAATTCGTTCATAGTTATAGATGTAAATTATGTGTTAAAAAAAAACAATGTGAATTAAAAAATATTGAATTTAATGGAAAATTAAATAGAAAGGTTCAAGATATTAAAATGAATGAATATGAATTAGATGAAGATGAAGCATGGCTTTGGGGGTTCTTTTTAGGTGATGGTAGTTGTGGTGAATATAGATGTCCTTCTGGATTAAAATATTCATGGGCATTAAATAATCAATCATTATATAGGTTAAACAGAGCAAAAGATATTTTAAACAAGATTGAAGATATGGAATTTAAAATATTGGATACTATGGAATCAAGTCATGTATATAAATTAGTTCCAAAAGGTTCTTTAAGATATATGGTTCATAAATATCGTAAATTTATGTATGATGAAATCAAAAATAAAAAAGTTCCAATGATAATTTTAAATGCTTCATATTCAATTAGAAAGGCATTTTTTGATGGATACTATGAAGCAGATGGAACAAAAGGTAAAGAAGGTAAATTTATTGAAAACGAAAAAGAAGAAAAAGAAAATGGAAATTGGAATCTAAAATATAAGAAAGTTGATTTTACAACAAAAGGTAAATTAACAGCACAAGGTTTATATATATTAGCAACTTCATTAGGATTTAATTTATCAGTAAGAAGATGGAATAAAAAAGATAGAGTATATAGTTTAAATTCATATGATACAAATCATAAGTATCACAAGGATAGAAATATTGTTAAATATGTAGAAGAAGCAATAAATCATGAAATGGATGATGGATTTGTTTATGATATTGAAACCACGACTGGAAGGTTTGCGGTTGGTATTGGCTCTATAGTTGCGACACAAACCGATTCAGTGTTCATTAAACTACCACCATTATCGTGTTACAAAAAGTATGGACATCCAACAGAAAAGCAGAATATTTTACAATATAATGTAGATGTTGGTGAGCAATTATCAGCAGATTTTCAAAAGTTGCTTAAACCACCACATTGTTTAGAATGGGAAAAAATGTTCTATCCGTTTATTATATTCAGCAAAAAAAGATATGTTGGTAATTTGTATGAACATGATGTGAATAAATTTAAACAAAAATCAATGGGTATTGTATTGAAAAGAAGAGATAATGCTAATATAGTTAAAATAATCTATGGAGGTGTAATAGATATAATATTAAATGAAGTAGATATAAATAAATCATTAGAATTCTTGGATAAATCGTTAAAGAGATTGGCAAATGGTGAATATCCATTAGAAGAATTAGTAGTTACAAAAACATTAAGAGGATTTTATAAAAATCCATTACAGATAGCACATAAAGTTTTAGCAGATAGAATGAAAAAAAGAGACCCCGGTAGTGCTCCTCAATCTAATGATAGAGTTCCTTATATATATGTAAATGTTAAAGAAAAAAGTAATGTTAGACTATTACAAGGTGATAAAATAGAAGACCCTAAGTTTATAATTGAAAATGAATTAACACCAGATTATGGACATTATATAACTAATCAAATTATGAAACCATGCTTACAATTATATTCAATAGTATTAGAAGATTTAAAAGGTTATAAATATAAAAATAATAAAGATTATTGGATAAAATTAGAAAAAAATCTAATGGCAGAAAAAAAAGATAAAGTGAAAGTTGAAACTAAAATTAAACAATTAAGAGAAAAAAATGTTGAAGAACTATTATTTAGTAAATATATAAACAAGATTAAAAATGAGAAAAATGGAACTACTACTATGAGTAATTTTATTTCATATAATTAATGTTAATAATATTAATAATATTAATAATGGTTTTCTAAATTACTATAAACTATTATAAACTATTATAAACTATTATAAACAATTATAAACTATTATAAACTATTATAAACTATTATAAACAATTATAAACTATTATAAATTATTATAAACAATTATAAATTATTATAAACAATTATAAACTATTATAAACTATTATAAATTACTAATCTTTATATTCATTGTATGTTCCAAAGTATTTTTCTTATTTGATAATGGTTTATTTCTTGATAATTTTATTTTTTGTTCTATTTTTTTTAATCTATTTTCATCAATTGGTATAAAATTATTCATATTATTATTTACATTATAATTAATTTCTTCTAATTGTTGATTACATGCTATCATAGGATAATCTAAAACATTAACAATCTTATTATGATTTGTAAAATTACGGAATTCATCTATATCTAAATTACCTCCAAACATTTTTAGTGATATTTTATGAGGTGCTAATTTTACTATATTTTTATAACCTATTTTTTGTGATAATAAGTTAATTAAACTATAACATTCCCATATATCTTGGGTGGCATTATTTTCATAAAAATTATATGAACTAGCACATTCAAATGAACAAAAACAACCAGATACTAAAAATTTTTCATCTTTATATTTTGTTGGTAATCCTATTGGAGTATTTTCAAACTTATGACAACACCACCAACAATTTACATTTGTTTTTTTTATCCAATCTTTATTTTCAATAAAGGTTTCTAATGAATTACATACAGATTTTCTATAATAATTATTATTACTAGATTTAGATATACTTCCTTTTAAAATATTTGAAGGATATGAACTAAAATTATCATTATTTTCATAACCACATAAATTTGTATTATTTAATACATTTTCATTTAAATGGATTTCAGTATTGCTATATTGATTATTTAATTGATTATTTAATTGATTATCTAACTGATTATCTAACTGATTATTATCATAATGATTATCTAATTCAGTAGGATTTGAACTATTTGGGTCTATTTTAAGATTTAAAATAATAGTTTCTTCTTCATCTGTTTTGTTAATATATTCTGAAATATCTTTTTTAACTATCATTTGCGATTTAGGTTTTCTACCTCTTCTTTGTTTTGGTTTATTTTTTTCTCTTTCTATTTCTTCGGGTGTTTTAATTTTAGGTTTTCTACCTCTTTTTTTTTTGATTGGAACATCTTTAGCTAACTTAACAGCTTTATTTACATTCGCTAATTCAGTTTTCTCAACCATATATATATTATATATTATTATGTTTTTAAATTACTTACATTAAATTATGTTTTTAATATCATTTTGTTTTTTAGATAATTTTATTTTAATATTTAATTATTAAATCCAACATGTATTTTAATAGCTTCTAATTCTGTTTCTAATGTTGATACTTTTGTTTCTAATGTTGATGTTTTATTTTTTTCAGCATTTAATTCGTTTATTAATTGTTTTGTAGCTGCAATATGATATGTAAATATATCATTATAATTTAAACTTAATGTAGTTTGATTTCCATTTGCATCTACTTCTTCACCATTTACACTATCTTTTAATTCATTAATTAATTTAACATCTTGTGCTATTAAACCTATTTCATTACTCCAATTCCATTTTGGTTTTGTTGTAGTATTTCCTTCATCATCTGTTATATCTATTATAGCGTCTCTTTCAGTTTCTGACCACTCAATATCTGTAGGTATCCAAACTCCATTAGTGTCCTGTGGATATTGTATTATTTTTTCATATTTCTGTGGATTTAATTGATTTATAACATTAATAGCAGTTGTTCCATTAATATCTTGTTCATTATACTTAATTCTATCATCTGAAGAAGTAGTTACTGAGGTAGCATGTATTGATCCATGAACGTATAGAGCATAAACTGAATCAGCATTCCCATCAATACCTACATGTCCTGATGAATTACCTGTTATCCAAGTTGTATCTTCCGAGCCAATTTTTAATTGTGTATTAGCTGTATAGCTTGGTGGAGCTATATTATAACCGATCATAACACATCTTTGACCTGATAATGTTTTATTATTTAAATTATCATTTACACAATTGGAACCAATACAAATATTATAATCTCCTAAATTACTTTTGCCAGCTGCATAACCAATGACAACTGATTCTTTACCTTGACTAGTTTTACCAGCATAAGTACCAATAGCAACTGAATTTTGTTGTTGATTTGATTGACCAGCATAAGTACCAATAGCAACTGAATTTGTTTGTTGACTAGTTTGACCAGCTAGATTACCAATAGCAACTGATACTTGGCCTTGATTAGAAAAACCCGCTTGATTACCAATAGCAACTGAATTTTCTTGTTGTTCATTATAACCTGCAACAGGACCAATAGCAACTGACCCTTCTCCTTGATTACTATTACCAGCATTATTACCAATAGCAACT